AACGCTTATTATGTGCCTAGTCAAGATAAAGTATTTATGCCGTCACGAAGTGATTTTATAAATACTAAAGATGGAAGTGCAACTCATAATTATTATGGAACTTTATTTCACGAACTAACACACTGGACAGGTCATTCCACTAGATGTGACAGGAAGCTGACAGGGTATAAAGGTTCTAAAGATTATGCTTTTGAAGAATTGGTTGCTGAATTAGGTAGTGCTTTTTTATGCAATCAACTTGACATTACAGCAAGTCCACGACCTGACCACGCTAAATATTTGAAGTCGTGGATTAGATGTCTTAAAGACAATCCTAATGCACTTCTAAACGCTTCAGGTTTAGCTAGTAAATCATTAAAGTATATGAATGAATTACAACCTGAATTTTTAGCACCAAAAAAGGTAGTATTAAAAGACTATAAAAAACCTGAGTTAAAAGACGTAGCTTAAAACATTACTTGAAATTTAAAAGCCCAGTGTTTAAATACATTGGGCTTTTTTATATGTGTAAAGGAAAATACAATGAATGAATTAAAAGAATTTAAATCATTACTGGACAAGATATACGGCTCTAAGATTAAAGCCAGTAAAGACTTAGGTGTATCACGTCAATCAATTAATAATTGGTACACTGGTAAACATAAAATACCTATAATCATTCTAAAATATTTACGTAAAATATCTTGACATTCAAAAAAATATCCTTAAAAATTTTGATTTGAAATATTAATCAATGGAAAGGTAAACATTATGATTATTTTTGGGAAGACACCTAAAGATTGGAAGCGTGACTTAGGAATTAAAAGTCTTTATTACAGGACAGAAATAATAATATTCTTAGTCGGTTTCATTCTCGGAATAATTATATTTTAATATGAAAGGAAAGGACAATGCCTAAGACAACTATATATCATTCAGTAGATGATGATGAAAACAAAGTCTATATTGATATAAAAGAAATAGAAAAAGATTGCATTAAAGAAATGAAAAAAGAATATCCAAATAAGGATATTGAAGTAGTGGAGTTTTCATAATGTCTTTAATGTCTAATAAATTAAGTAAACGTATCACACCTGATTACGTAGTCATTATGAAAAAAGATAAACGTGAAACTAAATACTATGTATATGGTGATTACTTATTTAACATTACGATTGATACAAATAAAACTATTGATGAGAAGATTAAGAATGAACTAAAAACTTTGGACATTAATAAACAAATCATTCTCAGCAATGGTACAATTATAAAAAGATATGTGAAACCTGATAAGGTTCTCATAAAAAGGATAGAAAACAATGAAGATAGAAGTGGTAAAAAAACTTCCGAACAAGGCACACGCTTTACCTGATAAAGATAAAAGCGTACTTGCTGAGACATTGGCTAAAGTTGTCACCGATATAGGTGATTTACCTAAAGTTGATGTGGAAGTTATTGTATATCAGACAGCAGAAGACTTAGTGTAAGTCATTTTGCTTCAACCACAAAAGCTAGGTTGTTTTTTATATTGCATTAGCCATCTAAAATGGTGGCTAGTGCTTAACAAAAGTAAAGGAAAACATTATGAAGTTGGCTAAGTATATTAAAAATAAACTACCACGAAGCATTACACTCAGAAAAAATAATAATTTATATGTCAAAAAAAGTAAAATCATTACACCAAAAGAACCACCAATAACATTATCAAAAGTTATACAAGTTGCTATCAAGTCTTCTCAGACTGAAGCAGAACAAAAGACAGAGTTTGAGAAGTCATTAGCTGAAGCACTAGCAGTTAAAAGACAGATGGAATTACAATTGAATGATAAGAATTTCATTCACAAATTACTACAGAATAATACTGAACCTACATTAACAAGTGTATTTAAAAATTTAACAATACAAAACTCATTACAAGAAGATTACTACAAAGACATTATCTATTTTTTTGGAGAGAATAAAAAATTAAATTCATTCTCTGTTAGTGAGATAGAAGAATTTAAAAAGTTTTTAGTGAACCATATTAAGAATAGAAAAAATAATTACAGAAAAACTTGCAGTAATACTTCAATCAATCAACGTCTAGGTTGTCTAAGAATAATACTACGTGAAGCATTAAAGAATAAACTTATTGAAGAAAAAGATTTACCTAATCCAAATCCAAGAGTAAACAATATGGGTGTTGAAGATTTACCAAGAAAACATTCTCAACAAAAGTTTGCATTAACTAAATCAGAACAAAAATTATTATTAAATAATACAAGTAATTCCTTTTGGTTTGATTTGTTTTCATTCGCTTTTGATACAGGTTTGAGACACGAGGGAGAACTAAATAAAATTAGACCAAGTGATGTAGATTATGGTAGAAGAACTATACAATTTTATAGACCAAAAACAGGACAGATGTCAGTTGATATACCACTTACTAATTCAGCGTATGAAATATTAAATAGAAGAAAACAAAACAACAATCTATTTTTTCCAGTATCAATAAGTTCAATTAGAAACTTCTGGTATAAATATATTTCATTATGTAATTTTCATAAAAAATTTACACCATATTCTACAAGACATACATTCATTACAAGATTAGCAGAAGAAGATACGAACCCTAAGATTGCAATGGAACTTGCAGGACATAAATGTATTGAAACAACTTTAAAATTTTACACTCATAGTTCAAGTAAAAAATTAAAAGAAGCAATATCAAAACTAGAAAACTAAAGGAGATACAATGGAAACTATATTAGAACAGCAACAAGCTGATATGAAAAAACATTTAGAAGAATTAATTAAAGTTGGTGTGGGTGGTAAGTTTAAAGATACAAATAATTATACAGAATTAGTACAAGAAGAATTAGAATTTGAAAACGCTATGCTTCAGGGTGGTATAGATAGATTTAGAAAAACAATTACAGACGCAGTGACAAAGAACCAAGAGAGTACAACACTTCACGGATTAGTTTTACAACAAAAATATATTACAAAGTTATCTTTATTAATTAATGGAGATATACAAACAATGAATACTGGTGGTGCAGGTAATAGATTAACAGCACTTAAATTATTATGTCAGTGTTTACCACAACTTGCATTTAAAGATGGTAAACTTATTAAAGATAAACATACATTGTGGGATACTTGTTCACTTATAACTTTGAAAAATGTTATTGATGGTATCTCAAATGAAACAACATTAAATAAACTTGCAATTAAAATAGGCAATGGTTTGATGATGGAAGCACGTATAACTTTATTCAGAGATACAAAGCGAGAAGAATACAACAGAGTAAACAAAAGATTATCAGGAAAAAACATTCCACAAAATGCAAACAGATATCAATACAAACACAAAGTATGGGTGTATTGTATGAATAAACATAACCTAGAGTTTGATGACTGGACAAAAGAACAACGTCTACACTTAGGCGTTAAGATGTTAGATTACTTAGCCAAATTAGGTTTAATTAAAATACAAAATAGAAAAATAAATAAATATAAAACCGTCACTTATGTTGAAGCAACAAGAAAAATTATAGACGAGATAAGAAACTTTAATATTAAGAACGAAGCATTACAACCTAAGTATCTTCCAATGTTAATGCCACCAAGAAAGTGGGATTGCAACCCTTTTGTTGGTGGATATTATGGACGTAAACATAACTACGAAAACAAAGCTGAAGATGTAAAGGAGAATAAATAGTATGCACTATAACCTCGTTAAAGCTAGTAATAGAAGATACCTTGAAGAATTAAAAAACAGAGGACACGAAATGAAACCTTTGTATGACGCTGTAAATATTATGCAAGACACTGAGTGGGTAATAAACAAAAGAGTTTATGATGTTATTGTTAAGTTAATTGAAACTGATAATCCACTGGGTAAACTTCCAGTAAATCCACAGCATATTGAATTACCAATTAAACCTGTAGACATAGAAACTAATAAGGAAAGTTTAGTTAGATGGAAACGTGAAGCAAGTTTAGTTTACAAAGAGAGAGCCAAGTCTAAATCTAAATACATACAGGTCAGACAAATACTTGAAGAAGCTAGATTGTTATTAGACAGGTCATTCTTTTATCCATATCAATTAGATTTTAGAAGTAGAATATATCCTAAACCTGCAATGCTATCACCACAGGGTGCTGACTATT